CGTATCAAGATTATTACCGTAAGTCATTATGTTTCTATATGTCTTAGGGCTTTTAAGAAGTGTCTTTATGCTACTACTACTTAATGCGTGTTTGTTAAGATGTCCATAATAAAATTCATCCGAAACCATTTGGGTAAGTATTTCTTCTTTTCCCCAATGTTCCCCGTTTAGTAGTGTTATCATATCCCAATCATTTCCATGTCGTCTTCCTCCCTGCGTTGCAATTCTATTTTGCACCTTGCCCGAAAAGAATTAAGATGTTTAGGATTATTACTAATGTTAATTAGTTCTTGTGTGGTATAACTTCTATAAAATAGTTCTTCGTAACTGTACATATATTTTGTTTTATGTTACGAATATACTTATTAATATTTAATTAACATCTTCTTTTTTAAAAACTTTTTTTTCTAGCTTTTCTATTTTGTCTAATGCAACCACTAAAGCTTGTTGTGCAATCTTTAAATCGTTTTGCATTTTAATTAATTTACTTTCTTTCATGTTCGTAGTTGTTGTTGTATATCTATCTAAATTTTCGTAATATTTACTTACACTATCCCCCATAGACTTTTATTTTATTTTTTAATTTAAGTATTTCTTTTTCTAGTTCTTTAATCTTATTTTCGGCGTTCGTTGCCCTTTGGATTGCACGAAGTTTGTCTGCACGATATTCGTTTACCGTGTGATTAAAATATAGTTCATTTGTATATATTTCCGTAACGTAATAATTAATATCTATAAGCGTACCCATTAAATCATTAACGACATCGGTTCGCTTTTTCTTTTGCCACTCAAGCAAAGTATTAGCTATTATGTCAAAGTTGTTTAAGTAGTTTATATGTTTTAAGTTGTGTGCTTTTTTATTCATTAAAATTTACATTTAGAACAATTAAAGTATTTTCCTATTTCATTGATGTAAGATATAAAATTTTTTGGTTTTTTAAAATAAGTCCAATTTCCTTTGTAATATCTAGCGGACACAAAACACTTTTCTAATGGTATATTAGTCTTGTCGTCTTTATATTCGTGTTCTACTTTTAAAGCAATACCACCTTCGCCCCATTTATCTATTATCCTTTCTAATATTAGCTTTTGACCCGTTGGTATTTTGTTATACTTTCTTTTTACTTCGCCAAGTATTAAAACATTATCGTCAAATTCTAAAACAAAATCAACATCCGATGGGTGCATTTTGCCATTTTGTACACCCGTAAAATCTATAACTTGTTTTATTTGGTTTCTATTTCTTATTAAACTATCCAAGATATTCTTTGTAAATACGTTCTAATCTTTTAAACACTCCATTTAAAAAACATGACCCGCAACTTGTTAATTCTCTTTTGTCTTTAAATACCCTATTATAGATATCTAATAATTCGGTTTGTTCAATAGGTGTAATTTGATTCTTTTTACTTTTAAATATTTTTGATAAATAATTAAATTCATCTTCCGTTAAGCACAAAGGTCTTTCGTAAGGAAATAAGTAATTCAGCTTATCTTTACGTTCGTCGCAACCGCAGTCTTCGCCTGCTAAAAACTTAACCGCCTTTTTAATACCCGTTGCCTTGGTTATTTTCTCGACCGTATCGCCGACACCTTTACTTGCTTTCGCATGGTTCTTTTTCCATGCCTTATACTCTTTGCTTCTTTTGTCTCCTTTAAATTCTGTCATAATCGTTATTTTTAAAATCCTCGTAATCTTCTTTAAATAATTCTTTTAATTCTTGTTTACACTTTTTTAATGTGTTAAATATACTTACCCAACTTATGTTAGTTTCTTCGGCTATTTTTCTAATACTCATATCCGTATCCCTATACAATCTAAAAAGCGTTTTATCATACCATCGCCATTTGTCTATGTGGTCATCTATTAATGTATATATTTTATTGTATCCTATTTGTTCATCCATTTCCGAATCGTCTGCAATTTGCGTGTAATCTTCTTCGTCATCAAGTCTAACCTTTTTGACTTTATTTTTAGCGTTACAATATTGTAAAAAAATACTACGTAAAGTAAAATAAACATACCCCCGACTAACAACACCATTATTAATAATTTTTGTTTCATTAGCATACTTATATAAAACCTCGTACATCTGTTGTACTATATCTTCGGCATAATCATATTCGCCAAATGAACGAACAATTTGTATCCATTCTTTATGCCGTTGAGCCACCTTACTTAACCACTCCGCTTCTCCCACAATACATTAACGCTAATAAAAAAGATTAAACATTGTAACGTATATTCTGTTACCTCCTCATTTTCTTCGTTTATGTATGTTTCGTTGTGTACTAAAGCACCCGCCATAAATCCCTTGATGGGACTTAATATTATTTCGGCGTTTACCGATAAACCTATTATAATAAATAAAAAGCCTAAAAGCATAAGCATAGTAAATAATTGTATAATCGGGTGTGATAAGAATAAAGTTGCGTCCATTAAAATTTAATTTTTTCTAAAGGTTTTTCATGTATTATATCTTTACCCATAAACTCAAACCCAACATTATTTAATGCCATTCGTAATTTAATTGGTTGTTCGTAAGGCGTACATCGACCGCCCGTTTCGGTTTCTTTTATCTTTAATACGTTTATATGACTAAACATCCATTCATTCGGATGGCTTGTCATCCTGTGAATACAAACCACATCGTCGGCTCGGTTACCAAACGCACCACCTCCTTCAACATCTGACATATTTAAAGGTCTTACCATTCCTTCGTAATCATGTCCACTTGCATACACCTTACGCATCGCATCCGTTACACCGTGACAATTTACCCATATTGCAATTTTTTCTTGTCTTGAAAATAATCTAAGTTCGGTAAGGCAATAGTAATTATATTCGTAACCGTTGTATTGTTTCGCCAATCTTGAATCCCTAGCTAAACTATTATATGGGTCTATAAGTAAACCTTGATAATCCCATGCGTCTTTTATTGCTTTAGCTTCTTTTAATAATTCAACATAAGTATATATTTTGTCAGCATCAATTATTTTAAAATGATTATCCGCCCAACTAATTGATTTAGTTATTAAATCTTCGCTTGCCGTGTGTATTGGCTTACCCATTTTAAATTCTATTATTTTACGCACAATACTTTGCGGTGTGTTTTCACTACTAAATATTAAAAACCTAAGATTGTGTTTTATTGCCCATAATGTAAACAAATAAACTAAGACCGTTGTTTTACCTACGTTACTATGTCCAATCGCTAAATTTAAACTGCCTTCACTATACTTTAATCTTAAATATTCGTCTATTTCGGGTATCCCTATTTTTAAACCTTCTTTTACCCTACCGTGTTTAATGTCAAATATTCTATCTTTTATTTTATTGCTTTGTGCTATCACCTAATTTCGTTTATGTTTAGTTCGTATTTAATTTTTTCTTTTGGTATATTACGTATTTCTTCTTTGTATTCATATCCTAATATAGGGTTTATATTATAATTCCAAAAATCGCTAGGAAATTTATCCCCTTGCTTTAGTTTTTTTAAAGACATAAATATAAAAAAAGGGGGTCGAAACCCCCCCTTAATTAAAATGGTAAATCAACCGTTGTTTCTCTTTCAGGGTTTTGTTGCAAGTTCGTTACTTCATTGTTTAATATTTGTGCAACTTTCCAACCAACTATATTATTATAATATTTACCGTTGTATTCATTACCCCTTAAATTAATACCTACCGATACTTTTTCATTTATTTTAAACTTTTTAAGTATATCTATTTTGTCGTTTAAAAATTCTATTGCAATGTTTTGTGGGTATTTGGTATCTTCGTCAATCGTCAATACCATTTGTTGTTTAGTTAGCTTATCGCTTACTTTTACGGGGTCAATAATGTGTTTAATAGTTCCTTGTAAATCCATATCTTAATTTATCTTATTTAATTCTTGTTCTACCTCTTTACTCACTTTGTATTTGTTTCTTATATCCTTTACCGCATAACCTTTTTTAATAAATTCTATTGCTACGTTAAAGTCGGGTGTGTTTTTATTTAACCACTTTTTGTCTGGGTCTGCAACCTTTGGTATTTCGGGCAAACTATTTAATTGTTCGCCACCTAATACATATTGCTCAAACACCTTTGCGGTTTCAATAATTTGTTCTTCGTTCCAAGCATCCTTTTTAGAATACAAGTCCGTTGCCCTATTAAGGGAACTTTGTCTAATTATGTAAAGTTGTGTCTTGTCCATATCGGATACCGTTTTGAATGTTTAATTGATTTTTAAGTAATCTGTTTTCCTCTCGTAGTTCCAAGACCTCGCCTTGAAGTTCTACTATTGTATTGTGTTTCATGCGACTAAGTTAATAAAAAAATATTTAACAAAAAAAGGGTAGCCTAAACCACCCTTTACACACATAAAACAATAAAACTTCAAATAAGTAATTTTAGTTTAGAATTGTAATTGTCAATCATATCCTGTATGTCTTGACTAGAAAACTTAACTAATTCCTTACTTTTCAAATATAAATCATTTGCAAGTACCGAACCAAGGAAAAGTGAATATTTATATTGCTCACCACTTTTAAACATATTGCAACCAACACACTGTGGTTTTACGTTGTTTTCGTTCCACCTAGTTGAATAGTGTTTACGTGACATAAAGTGTCCCGCCTGTATATTTTTCCAATGAAATTGTTTATTGCAAGTTATACACGTACACATACCCCTACCATCTGCATTACTCAATCTTATATATTGACTAAATACTACATCTAGTTTTTTGATTAATTTACTACGTGTTGGTTTTTTTGCAGTTTTAGGCATTGGATTATATGTCCATGTGGTTCAATAGCATTTTACCCGTACGTTCATCAATACCTTTTATTTGCTTATACAAGAATTTACTATCAGACTTAACCTTAGTTTTTTCGGTTTTTGTAGAATCAATACCTAAATTAGTATATTGGTTTGCATCTAGTTCTAGTAATAAATCGGTACGTTCTTTAATACTTAGTGCAAAATCTTTAGCAATTTTTTGTGCTAAATTTCTTATAGTTAAATCTTCATTCATAGTAAAATAATTATTAATAGTTAAACATTATATCCCACTAACCCGCCAAAGTTAGTTTTTTTTTTAGACAATTTCAAGTTTTGGTTAACAACTTCTACTTTTTACCTTGTCCTTTATATTTCTTTTTGTAAAATTTACTTGATTTTAGCATACTTGATTTACTTTTAGCGTGTATGCCTTTACGCTTTTTTTTCGGCTTTTTGTAATAATTAACTGTTATTTGTTTTGCCATAATTTTTTAGTTATTAATACACAACCAAATAAACAAACCGCAACGCAATGTGGACAAATCATTGATGTAATTTATTTCCCATTACTTTCTCAACACCACGACTTCCAAAATATCCACCAATCACAACACTTAAAAGTCCTGTAATAGAATCTAAAGGGTAATTTAAATACCATCCTACAACATAACTAACCGAAAAGAAAACTAATGTCAAGGGTCTGACATTTTGTGCGAGCCATCCACTACGACTATCAGCAACCCATCTACGGGTAACGCCATCCATTTCGGCACGTTCTAAGCGTAGTTTTTCAAGTGCAATGTCTTTATCTTCTTGGGACATATCACTACCACCAATAATTGCTTCTATAACATTACCTACGGGTGTGTCTTGTGCAATAGCACTCACAACTTTTGGTATCTTTTGAAGTAAGAAAGAACCTACCGCTGTATCTTTAAATTTCTTTTTATTTGACATCAACTAAAGTATTTCCTACCGTTCTAGTAAGTCCATATAACATTCGGTGCTTTGGTTTGGTCACTATCTGTATGTACGAAGGTTTTTGCAATGCCAAGTCTATTAAAACCCGCTTGTTGTAACGATGTAATGATAATCCATCTTTCTCGTGAATTTGTGTATGCGATATCGACCGCTTTTCCAACTGTGTGTGAAGATTTTGTTGCATTTTGTATTCTTCCCAATTTTTTATAGAGGGTATTGTTATATTCTTCAGTTCTATACCCTGAATTGATTTTAAAGGGTATATTGGCAATTTCACGTGCCATATCGAGCATTTGCAAAAAATCATTATCCATGTTAAGACCACTATTAGGTAAGTCGGGCGAATCAAATTCATTAATTGAAAAGTGTTTAAGATTCATTACTACATTCGTTTTTACATCCACACTTTCCGCTTTTGCAGTCATCATAATTAAGTGTGTTGTTTAGCAGTAGTCTATCTATTGTATCGTCTTGTAGTTTTATTACCATACCTTCAAGCATATCTTTAGAAGCTACTAACATTTCTATCTTCATCTCTAAATTACTAATTTTTTTCTTAGCAGCTTCAAGGTCATCAGGATTACGACCTGTTATTGAACTTATAACCATAGCTAATGAAGCTACAATCATACCTATAATAGTATTTACTATCTGTGCATTTTCATTTGGAATCTTGTATCTTGTTAAGTAAAACAAAATAACTACTACAAGAAAAAACACAACTAAAGCACCTATGTAGTGCCTTATGTCTTTAGCAACTCCATTGGTAGGCATTTTCATTTCTTTAACGCTTTATATA